TGAAAAAGAAACCCGTTGAAAAGCCAATAGAGCATCCACCGCAAAAGGTTTCATGGATGTTTAAGACAGGCCTTGCTTACTTTAGAATCAATCCAATACCCTATGAAAACGATTTTAAAGAAGCTATTATTCAAATTAAAAAACTATTAAAATGAAAAAACTTAAAGAGTTAATCGAATTTCAATTAGCTTTAAACGAATTTTATAAGAGAAAAAATTCGCAAAATCCAAGAGTTGAGTTTATCTTGCCTGACCCATATCGAATTGAATGCAACGGAAAACTATTTAAAAAGCTTTTTTTTAACGGCTCTTATCCTGAATACCCATTGGGTTTAAAATGGGACGGAGTACAATACGAAGAAAATGGGGAAATGCAGTTTATACCAGGAGATACAGATTACTTCACCATAGACGGAGATTATATGATTGGGCAAAAAACAAAATACGATTTAAGGCTAAAGGATATAAGCAATATATCAAGATGAAAAAAGTAATTGAAAAATAAAAAAAACTATTAACATGAAAGAAAAAGATGTTCAAGACACATACCCATACACTCCGTATGATTTAGCTATGCTAACATATCCGGGTTTATACATTCCTAACTACTCTTCGCACATTCCGGCTCGCCTTCCAAACCAAAGGCAAAGAAGAAAGTTAGCTGCACAAAACAGGAGGTTAAGAGTAAAAAAATAATTTTAAACATTAAATCATTTAACATGAAAAAACTTATTCCTTTCACTTTAGAAAGATGGCAACAAGGTAACTGCACAGTAAAGACGGCAGACGGGAGTGAAGTAAAAAAGTTTATTGATTTTGAAACACATGGACTTCGTTACGGTGGAGTTGTTGATGGTAAAATTCGTAATTGGCTAAATGATGGAAGTGCGAGCAGTCTTGGAATTAGCCCTAATGACCTCATGCTCGAAGTGGATTGTGAGGTTGTGTATGTGAGTTTGTTTAGAGATACGGATGGGGTTAGATATGCAAGGACAAGTAATACATCAGGATTATGGCAAGGGCATAACCAATTAATCAAAGAAATAAAAGTAGATTTATGATACTATTCATCCTTTCAACCTTCGCCTTAGTGATGGCAATCGTGTACTATTTTTTTTACTACAAACCAATCAAAAATGAACTCAAGAGAGAAAAAGAAAGAGAAGTTTCGGGTATTGATTTCCCTGCTGATGAACCGTACCCTTACGACAACTTTCGGTAAATAAAGCCGCCTTGCCTGTATTATGGCAGTAACTCTGAACAGGATGACAGCCGGGAAAGACCGGCATATTTAAATAATTTAAAACCATTAAAATGAAAAAAATCACACTCCAAGAAATCAGGGATTTAGAACCCTGTTACGACCCTGCGAAGTTCTTACCAGAAGACTGGACAGGCACGGTATTGGATATTTTAAACGTGGAGAAATGCCCGGCTGAAGATAGGTTGTGGGTAGTGCTTAGAGAACAGTTTATTGATGCAAGGACGTTACGTTTGTTTGCTGTATGGTGTGCAAGGGAGGCATTGAAGCTGATTAAAAAACCTGATTCAAGAAGTATAGATGCTTGCAATGTTGCGGAAAGATACGCTAACGGTGAAGCAACAGATGAAGAACTTGCTGATGCAAGGGATGCTGCATGGGCTGCAAGGGCTGCAGGGGCTGCAGGGGCTGCAGGGGATGCATGGGCTGCAGGGGCTGCATGGGCTGCTGCAAGTGCTGCATGGGCTGCTGCAAGTGCTGCATGGGCTGCTGCAAGTGCTGCATGGGCTGCATGGGCTGCATGGGCTGCAAGGGCTGCATGGGCTGCATGGGATGCGCAAATTAAACAACTTATAAAAATGCTGTCATGACAGCATTTTAAAATTTACAACTCATGCAAATCCAATTAAATTTTGAAACAGGCAGCCCGATAAATCAGCCTCAACTTACTGGGCAGAACAAAGCCGTTTACGACTGGCTTTTATCAGGGCGAACTATCAACTGCTTTGAAGCCCAAACGATTGGCATAACCGCTTTAAATAGCCGTATAAGCGACTTAAGGAATAAAGCAGGTATTGGAATAAAAGATAAGTTTATTAAACTATCATCGGGAACGGTTGTAAAGAATTATTTTTTGTAGTAAATTTATCAGGTTGAACCTGACTGCTGTACTATGATTCCACCTGTTCAGAAGTTCCGATTGGTTAAAGTAAACCTTTAAAAAAATTAATTAAAATGAAATTTCATAAGACAAAAGATGGTAAAAAAATTAAGTTGGCTGATTTAAAATTGAGCCACTTAGAAAACATATTAAAGTGGATTGAACGCAAAGCAAAAGAAGGATTAACTGTAAGGATGGGTGGTGGCTCAACTGGCGAAGATATGTGGTATGATGAAGAAACGTATTATGGAGAGGAAGCTAAAATCCAACTTAATTTTTATGACTACAAAGCTGAATTGCAAAGCAGGGTTAGCACATGCAGCTAACGGTTTGCGGCTTGGTGAAGGCTGCCTAACTGATGCTCAATATTCGCACAAAACTTTCTGGCAGCTTTTGCCAAACCGCTGTTATGTGCTGGGCGGGTTATCAGCACTAAATTTAATTTAAAAACGAAATGCCACAAAAGTTTATTACACCAAATCAAAAAGCAAAGGACATTTACGATAAAATGGAAGTAGATGTTAATGATTATAATAGCAACTATCCAGCTTATTCTCACAGACAAGCTAAAGAATGTTCTTTGATTTTGGTTGCAGAAATAATTGAGGAACTAAAAGAGTTTGATACAATGGACGGTTATTCTATTGCTCGAATAAACTTTTGGAATGAAGTGAAGGCTGAATTGGAAGCGTTAAAGTAGCCTTGCACATAACACGCTGCTTTACGCAACCGATTATTAACTTTTAAAAATTGAATGATGGATGAAAAAACATTGAAGGATTTAATTGAAGAAATGGAACTAAGGGTAGTTTCTTTTAAATGTCATCGAGATTTTTACACTAAAAAAGATGACTTATTTAATTATTGGGATGGCAAGCGTAACGAAGCTGCTTTTATGGTTGAGAAATTGACAGCTATTTTACAAGGTGAAAGCCAGTAATCACCACCTTTATTAAAATAACAGCCTTGGGCGGCTTTGTAAAACCCACATAAAAATTATGGCACAGATTGAAAAAATGGTAACGTTAGGAGAACGCCGTGTAAGGGTAAACTTCAACCCATCTGAAAGCGATTATGTAAATGACATCAAAGTCGCTGCGGCTAACTTAATTGACCTGATTGATGGATCAGCAGGTAAACCATCATGGAGTGATAACGACCTGAAAGAATGGTCAAGATTGAAAGCGTTAGCCATGACGTCTGCGGAGGAATCAGCAATGTGGGCTGTAAAAGCGGCTACTTATTAATTACCACCTCGCTTTTATTTTCCTTGTGTCGATGTGAACAAAGCCCGGATAAACACCGATGCCTCCAATCTTTAAAGTACCGTTGCTAATTAACTTTTCAACCACCGAAGCTAATTGTTTCGGTGTTTTGCTTTTTACGGTAATATCAGCCGCCATTGCCTTCATGTGGTAACTGTTTGGCTTACCTCCGATTTTCTTATTATAGGCCGGTGTACGGTATGCTGAATTGATGTGGATGGGTTCATTGAGATAATCCCGAAGTATCTGTAATTGCTCCGCTAATGCCTGTACCTTTGATTTTAATTCATCGGGTACTTGCGTACCGTCTTTACAGGCAAATTCGTTTAAACTGAAATTAGTTGTTAGTTGCATAAATATAAAATTAGTTTCTGCATTGCCTTTTCTAAATAAATAAGTCTTTCGTACTCTTCAAAAATACCATCCCCATCAGGTTCGGCTTCGTAAATCATTTCTCCTCCGCAATCAGGAGATTCTACTGTAAAACCACCATGCCTCAATCTATAATAGGCTACTTGCTTACCATCTTTAAAAACATCATACTGCTCTGGGCAGGCATTGCAGGTCAATTTTATTTCAAATCCATTTTCACAGTACATTTTCTCAACTAAATCCATCTGATTGGACTGCGTTCTAAAATCTTTATCCCATCCTGTTAATTCTATTGTATCCATAATTTTCAATTTTAAATAGGGGAGGCAGAACATCGCATGAACGCCTCCCCAATTCGTTTACGGCTGTGGTTCGGTAACCACATCAGCGTTCAGATCGTCAATAGCTTGCACGGTTGTTTTCAATGCAGCCAAAGCATCATCAACGGCAGTAGTAGTGTTGCCAGCAGCTAAGATAGCGGCTTCCAAAGCAGCAACAGCAGAAACGATTTCAGCCTGGGCCTTTTCAGCTTGCGCCTTTACCGATTGCAACTCCGATGCTAATTGTTCTTGTGTCATTCTGATTTTATTTAAAAGTGAAAGAATACGAGTCTGATTTGATTCAATACCGTAGAGCCTTGTATCTATCTTTTCAAAATACGGCTTGTAATCGAATTTGTTATTGTGGTTGATAGTTATTGTCATGTTATTTTTTTTAGTATATTTGTGCAGTAACAGCACGTTTAGTACGTCTGAAAGAAGGCTCGAAAGAGTAGCACTCATCCCTGTTACATTTTATCTTCTAATCAATATCACATTCAGCACCATACTAATTGCCAAAGCCACAACAAGCCATAAAAGCCAATTCCGTGCCGAAGTTAGTTTATTCGCCAACCTGTATGCATTATCTTTTTGTTTCTGAACCTCAATAGCCGCTATCCTTAATGAAGCCGTATCTTTTACGGTGATTGTGTAGGTTATTGTTTGGACAGTTTTTGTCCTCACGATTCCACCCTTGACAAGTTTTGTCAACTTAATTGTGTCCTTGCCGATTATCGTATCGGTTTTCACCAGTACATCAGGACATTCCAAATCCAAAAATTCATAAGCAGTATCATACTTGATTGTTTCCTTTACCGGGAACTCCTTACCGCAATACTCCGCTAACTTTTCCGGTGCTTTGCGTTCAAGTTTTTGGATGGACTTTTGCGGCGAATAGCATCCGTAAACGCCGCAACTAAGGCAAATCAGCATCAGTATCTTCAAATAATTCATCATACAATTCGTTTATAATGTTATCAATAATTTTCAAACTCTTAAACCTGATCCGTTTTATTCTATCCCTGCCGGCGTTGGTTTGTATCATTTCATCAATCCCATCAATGGCCTGTAAAGCATTAGCCGCACACATCACATACTCAGAACGTGAAGTGCTTTCAAATTCAAAACCTTCTGGCAAATCATCTATGGGCTTTTCTTCACTCATCTTTCTTTTTTTGCAATATTACCAAATCAGGACGTTCAGCATCAAATACGTTTTTAAGGCTTCCCTTGCTTATTCTTATGCTGTTCTTTCGCTTTAAATCATCGTAAATCTTACTAAGTACATCAAGTGCTTCAGCAGGCGGCAAAGGCTTTAAAATAGCCCTTATTTGTTTTTCGATCATAAAACTTTCCCTTTCAATATTCTTTTGTTTCTAACTTCAAAATCTGTTCCGTTATCATCCAAATCAACCATCGCAAACCCGTGATTCCATTTATTCAATGGCATGTAAGGAGGATGCAGTTCACACATACATCCTAAACTCCAGGTTGTAATCATCTTGCCACTCATTGTCGGCTCTGTATGTTCGCTTGTTTGGTGGTTATGCCCCTGAATACAACTTACTTTTCCACGCAAAAATAAGCCTCTTGCCGGATTTACAGGTGCAGAAATTCCACCAACGTATTCGTGTCCATGAATGTCGAATAAATCGTTTAGCTTAATAACCCTCTTATCTGAAACAACATCAATACCATTTGCCCTTGCCTTAATAATATTCTCAAATTCAAACTCCTCAACGCCTACGAGCTCTTTTGCTTTTTCAAATAAAAAGTGTTCGTAACGCTCCTCGTGATTGCCCAACTTGAAAATAATTTTACAATTAAGTTCCTTTTTAAAAACATCAATCAAAGCCTTGAATGTGTCTAACTCGTCCTTAAAACTTCTTTTACGTGGATCCTTAATAAATCGGCTTAACCTGAAAAAATCAATAGTATCTCCATTCAGTAGTAGTGCATCAGGCTTTTCTTTTTTACAAAAATCAATAGCCGATGTGATACAATCAATAGAATGGTAAGGCACATGAATATCTGAAAAAATAGCTACTCTTTTATGCCCTTTTATTTCAAAAGGCAGATATTCTTTTTCATCTGATGCAGGTAGCGAGTAAGGGTTTCTCGACCTTTCCGGTGCAGGATGGCTTACTATTGTTCCATCTCCTTTGCCTGCTTTACCTTCAATCTTCCTCAAAATAAGCCTTGCGTCCTCTACATTGTTAAACATTAATTTATTTTCAGAGTGCATTATTCGTGCGAGTTTTAATGTAGCCATTTCCATTCCGTGATTATCCCTGTACTGTCTTGCAATTTGAGATTTAGTCATAAACTTTTTTTGATGATGAAATTTTCGGATAAAACCGTATCATATCGAATAAAACCGTTTCAAATTTGTTTGCAGTTAAAAAAAGAAAGGGGCAAAGCCCCCTCTTATTACTTACCAGATACATTGTAGTCCTTCGCCATGAAACCTAACAAGATGCTACCGGCAAAGGTTAATACTTGACCGATAACTTTTAATGTTCCTGATTCATTGTTCTGAAGATACATACCAACGGCAGTTAAGATACCTGCTACGGTTGTTTTCCAATTCTTCATATTGTGTTGTTTTTGTTTACGCTTTTTGTAGTAGAAGATATCATAGTCAATATCGTTGAACCTGCTCATGCTCTTTTATCTTCAAGTTTACCAATTCGTTCATGGTGCTCCTCCAAGGTATAATCTATCCGTTCAATATCTTTCTTGTCTTTCATATCGTTCAAAAGAATATCCTGAATAGTCTTTGAGAACTCCTCCAACTTTTTGTAAAGCATACCGCCAATAGTTGTTAGAAGCAAAATGATTACGCTAAGTAATACGCTGTTTAAACCTGTTTCCATTACTGTTTAATTAGTGGCGCAAGCCCTTTGATGATGAAAGTTTGTACTGGCTGGACAACAGGTAAAACCGTCCCCGATGTAACCGATGTGCAGCCGTTGCCGTCCGTTACCGTGTAACTGAAAGCCCCTGCCGTTCTTCCGTATGTTCCTGTTGCGGTATAAGGCAGTGTACCACCTGTGGCCGTAACCAGCACATTTGTTGTTAAATTAGGGAATACGATATTAGAAAAACTATTAGAAGCAATTAGAAGAGTTGGCTGTGTTATTGTTCCTGTGGTTGTAACTGAACATCCGATTGCATCTGTTATCGTGTAAGAATAAGCACCTGCAGAACGTGTGAACGTTCCTGTTCCTGACAAAGCCCCTGTTCCGCCTGTGGCTGTAACTGTTACCGTTGACGTACCACCGTTGCAAAGGATAGCGGAATAAGTAACCTGTGGCGTTATTGCAGACGGTTGGCTGATGTTAGCTGTTGTTGTTGCTGTAACGCCTGCCCCATCTGTAACCGTGAATGAATTAACCCCTGCGGTCCTTGTGAAGATACCTGTGCCGTAATAAGGAGGAACGCCACCCGATGCCGTAACCGTTACAGTTGATGTTCCACCATTACAGGTAATTGATGTGAACGAATTTGAAGCTACCAAAGAAGGAATAACATCTTCGTAAATCCCGATGTTTGGAGGATTAGTAACCGTAAGACCTGCGAAGTCAACCGTGCCGCCAACGTTTGCACCCGCATCCCTTGCTACCGATGGCGTAAGAAGTTGATAGTTCCATCCTGTTGCTGCTCCAAGTTGAGCCACAAACATATTATCAGTAGTTAAAAATTCCGTTGCATCTAAAGTGTAATTAGCAGTAGAGCCTGCCCCTAATAGCCTGTAAACATTATTCGTGTGAACTGTTTTAGAAGCCACCGTTGAAGTATTAGCTACTTTATAATTTGCATTGGCAATCCAAAAGATATTATTTTTTAACGTGAAAATATCAGAAACGGCAGGACTTCCCGAACTAAAAGCAAGGCAAGCGACATCAGCTGTAAAGTTCTCCCTTGCTTGTGATGTTGTGATCCCTGCTCCTGCATTCACTCCTGAAAATCTACTATCGGAATTTTCAACAAATACGTTATTGTAGTAAAGATTATTTAAAGCTACACATACAAACGTTGATGAAAAGTTTATGTAAGTAAGGGATCCGCAATTTATAATCTTATTGTAGAGTATCTTATTTCTTCGTGATGTATCTCCTGTTCCCTGACTGCCATATTCAGCAATACCACCGCAATCAACGTATGTGTTATAAGCGAATAGATTATCTACACAAGCACCGAACATTTCATTAGCACCACCTGAAAAACCGAAGTCGTAAGATTCACACCAGTTAGATTCATAATATCCATGGAGAAATGAATTATTACTACCTGCTAATGTTATACCGTTTGCGCCATAATCTTCATTGCTGCCTATTGTGTTTACAACGTTCTTCAGGTTTACAAACGTGCAGGAATCCACCAAATTATTATCGCCTAAAATCACAATACCTAAACCTATGTTATTAAAATCACAGTTTTTTATTGTGTTGCCATTCATCTTGTCTGATGCTGATGTGCTGCCGAAGTTACCCAACCTTATCCCTGTGGCGCATGGAGCAATACTCAACTTATCAGAAACGGAAAAAGTAACGTCTTGAAAGTTCAGGCCATCCCAAACCCAACCCGACTTTTTCATTATGTGAAATACACCTGTCCGTGTAGTTGCTGTTAGGCGTGGTTTTGCGCCTGTTCCGTAAGATGCAAATGTAATGTTGTTCTTTGCTACGCCTCCGTAATAATCGCCTGAATTTAGAACGCCTGTAAAGGCATCGCCTCTTTTAAATAGAATCTTATCACCTGCCTGTACAGTTCCGTTGTTTACGATTGTAACCATTCCTGCCCAGTTCTTTGGTGAGGTAATAGTTCCGGGATTAGCAGCCGTTCCAGATGCTGAAACGTACCAATCGGCAGCGTGGACAAAATTTGTCCAAAATGACATTACAAATAAACTTAACAAAAAGTAAGATTTGTATTCAACCGTCATTTTATTGCGCCTCAATATCTTTCTAAATAGTGAAGAATCAGCCCATCTCTTTATGCTTTTTTGAAATTTCATAATGTGTTTTTGATAAAATTCCATCTTAATAAATTATTGCTGTTTGCTTTGGTAAAGCAGATATTGTTACTGCCTGATAAATCGCTGTTAGTGGCGTAAAACTTGACCGCCGTATTCCACCCGTGAATGTCGGGCGTGTATTTCCTATCCTTACCACCCAGCACTTAAATGAATTTTCAAAGATGGGAATGGTTATATTCCCCGATGTGATGTGGATGGTTAAACCGTTATCGTCTTCAGTAAGTGTATAGTTTCCTGTTACCGATTTTACAGGGTTAATTACGAATGCACTATTGCCGTTGTTCCGCTTTTCGTAATGCTGTTTTGGCAGTTCAAGAGTGTCCTGACAAAAGCATTTCGTTGATATTACCAACATGGTTAAAAAAAGTATTTTTTTCATATTATTATTTTAATCGGTGTTTTCAGTGAATCGCATCCAGTTTGTACCGTTGTAAACCCTTAGCCCCGGAGTATTATCTGTTTGATAAATGGCTAATCCTGCAACTGGTGAAGCGATTAAATCTCTTTGCGCTTTTGTCATTCGTGGTAAAAGAAATCCTTGTGTTGTGCTTGTTACTTGTAGTGCTGCCGATGTAACTGGATAAGTACCATCACCCACATTTAAACTGTTCCTAAACTTCGCTTTACCGTCTTGCCCCCTAATAGAAAAGGCACTATCGTAAGAAGATGAATTGAAACTCAAAGAACGCTCTGTTGTTCCTCCCCTGAAACTTACCAACCATCCCTGACCGCTACTTTGATCTGATAACACATAAGAAGCCGTGCCGCTTGTATTTGTTTGCAAATGCGCCCTTATTGTTCCTGTTCCTGAATTTCTACCGTAAATCAAATCAAACTGCCCTGATGTGTTTATGCTTGGTGCGCCAAGTCCGCCAAACCCAGAAGAAGCCAAACCTGTTTGAGCAATTACATAACCGTATTTCCCTGAAACAGCGACATTACTATTTACAATTCCTGCATACGTTGAGCTACTGCCGTAGCTTGTGCCGGGCGTAACGTTTACAACCGAATTAAATGTAAAGTTGTTGTTCGGCTGCGCACCTGTCGAAACGTTGTTAGAAAACAATGTGCCGTTTAATGCAAGAGAAATTTGTGTGCTGCTTGTTGTTGAATCTTGATTCTTTAGAGAAATATCACCCACTCCCTTAAATCCAACCAACAGCCTGTTAATACTTGATGCAAGCTGCACCGTATCGCCTGCACCTCTTAAAATATTCAAGTTATCAATCTGCAAATTGTAATTTGTGTACCCGTTTGAATTGTTAACGTAAGCACTACCAAGCCGTCTGGAAGTACCGTCTATTGCTTTAAATTCAGGCAGTACACCGTGAAACTCACTTACACCTGCACCTGCTATCTGATACCACGTTTCCGTTCTTACTCCCCATGTAGCTTCATCTGCTAAAATTGGATTATTAAAACCTCCGTTATACCCCCACAACAAACCAACAACGTTAGGCCTTCCATCTGCATTCACTCCGGGATATCGACCATAACCAAAAGCATTAAACATTGAAGGTCTGCCATTCGGGTAGCCTGTTTGACCGTACCCCCTTGGATAGATAGTTACAAAGTTTTTAGTATCAGAAGTTGAAAGTGTATCAACAAAATTTATAGTAGTGTCTGTGTTGTTGCCTATTGCTAAAACCTGATCTAAATTCTGTGAGCCTCCACCGCTGCCCTGTGTTGTGCAAACTGTATCTCTATCTCTTAAAGAAATAAAAATAAAGCAAAGCGAATCAGCCGTTACATCGACCTGATAAATAGCGTTGGAATCGACACCGTTTACATTCGTTGTGTTGTAGATATTCACTATCCCTGAATCTTTAAGCGGAGGGAAGTAAACACTTGCTAATCCTATTTGCGTTGCAGGGTTAACAGAAGGAACAGCCGGATTTGTAGCTCTCGTTCCCTGTATTGCAAATATAGCCCCTGAATTATTCACGCCAATAACGTCATATCTGCCCCGTGCGCTGTCTGAATTTCCATTGAGTACAACCGTGCCAGCCGATGAACTAAACCGAACACAACCCAACTTATACACCGCTGAAGCCACGTTGAAGGTAGTATCATTTGCGCCTACCGTAACTGCACCGCCTGAATTTAAACCGTTCTGCTCGTCTACTGTAGTTATCAATGTTCTTACTCCCTGCTTCCATTGATAGAACGTATCAACGCAACCGCTTGACTTTACAACAACAGAATCTACCCCAGTAAACGAACCACCAGACCCGGTTACTGCAGTCCAAAAAACACCATTGCCAATATACAAAGTCGTTCCCTTTACAGCAATACCAGTTTTGTTTACAGTCGTATCAGAAGGAATCCGGGCAACACTATCAGCCCACATTTGTTTCATCCTAATACCAACGCCCTGATAAACGACAGGCGTTTGCGAAAAAGCTTTAAAAGAAATTAAACTAAACAGCAGGAATAGCGCACGTGTCATAATCGTTTGCAGTTTTTAAAGTTGTTGTAAATTTTAGCCCACTCAAATAATCTTCATATTTTTCCATGATAACATCAAAGCTAATATTTTCATCTATCAGCCAGTTATTAACCCAGCTTTGTTTTAACTTAGCCACAATGTCGTTAGCTATTTCCACCTGATCGCTTACTATGTCCACCTCAAATTCACCGTCTACTCCCGACCTGTCAAGAAACCAAAATGAAAGATTAAATGTTTTGTAACCCGGTTCTAAAACTCCACCGTCAATAGAAAACAAAGCAATTGGAAAATCAGGACTTCCTTCCTGATAAATCCACTCCGTTGGCGTGTTGAACAACACCTTTCTTATCATCGGATGGCTTTCCAGTATTGCCTGAATGCTCTGCTTTACTTGCTTGTACGTCATTTGCTTTTTTTAAAACTAAATCAATAAAGATTTTCTTGTTCCCGAACTTTTGATATTTCTTCATAATTAAGTATAAACAAATTCAAACCTCTCTCCCGGTGATGCCATGTCCGGAAGCGTTACGGTATTACCTACGATCTGCAATTTCATCGTGTCCGTGTTTACTGTTTCAACGACCTCTCTTACCCATCCTGCTCTTGTAGCTATTAAGATAACTCTACCTTCGAGCGATGGTGTTGGATTGAAAGCAACTTCATCGCCAATAGCCGTGTAAACACTCTTACCAATTCTTTGCACACTAACAACCGGAGCAGGTGATGTACTCTTACATTCCTTATCACCTTCCAAGAATATAGGACACTCATAACCTAACGTAATTGGTTCAACAACATCCCATCCAGTACCTGGGCTGCTGTATTCAGCAAATAGCGTATAGTTTTGCCTTAAGTAATTTATTAAAGTCTGCTTGTAACTTTCAGCAATGTCCTGATAATAAGTTCCGATGTAGTCCAGTTCCTGCTTAGATGGTGCATTGCTTTCTTCGGATGTTTTTTGTAATGCTCCTTTAGCGTAAAACTGATACCCCATAGACACAGGCAGATAGCTTATTGTAGCCCATATCAAGCAGTCCGTAATGTAATTATCAATTAAATTTACTTCGCTCGAATTTAGATTACCGTCTTTCTTTCCCTGCTGTAATCTTTTGTACAAAGTAGATCCAAGAGCAGGCATAAGAAAAATATCTTGTGCAACCTTTATCATTGGCCGTAATTGCTTACCGCCATCAATAGCTACACTTATCCCTGTCCTTAGCTTAATAGTACTTTCGTCTATGAATAATACGTTCATTATAATTTTTTTAGAACTACGTTAGGCTTCCACTCATGTCTGCAGGAAACTGAATGTTCACCGTTAGGCATTGTCCACCATCCACCTGCTCTATCGAATACAGAATAACCAAGCCTTAATGAAATATCCTGAATGTCTTTCCTGCTGTAAAATCTATTCAGCTTCATCAACTTCTTACAAAATTCTCTTGAAGGATGTGCCGCTGTATCTCTTTGGCCAAAAGGTACTTCGCTTTTCCATTCGTACGAATACCTTATTAAAACTTGTATTTTAGTATCCGCAATTTCACTCAACGGCTTTGTAAGTTTTCTAACTCCGTTGGATTCCGTTATCAGTTCCTTTGTCAATAAATCAGAAAGAACGGAATTAATAACATCAACATCTTTGCCTACCGTCTTTGCAATTTCTTCCGGTGTTGCGTTTTTGTTTTTTGAAATAACCCCCAACACGTCCAATCCTAATTTATTCACTTCGGCAAAAGCTGACGGTAATATTGCTTCTGAATCCAAGTCGTACTGGCGAAGTAAAATAAAGTTACTCCTATCCTCGCCATGTTCGGCAAAGTGATGTAATACATCTTCGCTAAATTGTAATTCCTCGCCTAAAAAGTCTGTAATATCCTGCTCGCTTAATCCAAATCCTGAACGCAAAGAAGCCACCGCCATTTGCCTTGTTATCTTGCCTGAACCGTACTGGCGCACTATCCTGGTTATGTTTTGAAACTGCCTACCTGTTAAATTTTTAAGATTATCGTTCACCATTTCAGTTACCACATTGCCGTTTGCATCAAGCGGAGCAGCACCTGTAGTTCCTCCCAATTTAGCAGGTAACTTTACAAGCCCTCTTATCTCGTTTGGATCCATGCTTTCCAGAACCTTGTTAGCCACTAACGGACTTAAGGAATTTATCGCATTTATGATAACACTATCATCTACCGTTGCAGGATAGTCTTCTATATTCACGCCTAATTTATCGAGGAAGTATTTTTTTGGAAGCCCAAGCCCTGTGATTATTTCAGAAGTTAATTCAATCCCTATCGGTTCTGTAGGAATTATCTTTGCTTCTACTGGGATGCCTGAAAGCAAAAATAATCCGCTAAATACTTCTTCGTGTATCTGCTGCCTTTCGTTTACATACGTGTTCTTAAATATCTCATAAGCATCTCTAAGTTCACTTCTTCCACCTAACTGCCCCTCTGTTTTAATTCCAAAAAGTGATGGGCTTGTTATCTTATGACTTGCAAAAATCTCTTGTTGAATTAATAAATTGATATTAGTAAAATCTTCTTTTGTAAGCTGCGAAGTACCTAAATCCGTTACCGTTACTGCATTTGCCGGGTTCTTGTTAAATGCAACCATGAACTTCTTTCCCTCGCTGCCTGTAAATTTCTTTTCTAACGCTTTCTCAATTTCTCTTTTCTGCTCTAAAGATGGCTCGCCTTCATTAAAGTTTATTAGCTTACTGGCTACAAACCCATCCTTAGCCATACCCAGCACGTGCCTGCCCATTAGCCTATCAGCATCAATATAATTCAAAGCCTGATAATAAGACGGCAAAGGATAAACGTCTGACTGATCGCCGATACTCTTAACAAAAAGAACCTGTGAACCTTTCCTATCGTTCACATCAAATGCAGGATAATCTCTTTCCTTTAATTTATCCTTAGCAGAAATCTGCTTGTAAATATCCCACTCATCTTTCACCCAGAAAGTAGAATTGTCATAATTTGTTCTAACCTTATGATACTTCAAATGATAGATGCTTGCTATCGTTCCGCCCTTGTTCCAAATTATTTGTAAGTAATAACCGTAAAACTTCTCATAATCCAAAACGCATTTTCTTAACAAGTCGTTCCACGTTTCTGAATCATTTGGATTTTTATAATCTTTTATTTTTGCAAATCCATTTCCGAATATGTAAGTCGCTTTGCTTTGCACAATAGCCCCGTGTTTAGGGCTTTCATTATACAAATCGTTTAAGTAAGTAGGGAAGGTATTCTTTTCACCAAAGTTTACAATGCCGCTGCCTTTACGTTCAGTAAACACAGGCTGTTCAGCCCTCGCAAATGATACCTGTATAAGATTGTAATCTATCATACTACAAATGTATTATCCTGACCATCGTATTCATCAGGCGTGAATGAATCGCCAACAACAACCATGAAACCGCTCTCCACTAAATTTAATCCTGCAGGGTCTATATTCGTTGAACTTAACTGCTCGTAAATTTCGTAATTATAATATCCGTATTGTGAGAATAATGAACCCGATATTGTGGCTTTGTTGAATCTGTAATTGTAGAGGCTTGTATCAGTAGCAACATAATAAATTATTTCATTTGTTGTTCTGTTTGTAAATTTAAAAAGAAAATACGGATTTGTAAGAACACAACTTTCCGTTGCTGTGAATAGTAACGTATTGGTAATATGTTTATTTATTTGTAGCATAAAAAAAGGGTGAGGGAAATCCCCACCCCTCTTTAGGTTTTTGTTTTAAATATTATCCGGGTGTCTGTAAAGCCAATCCCACCGCATTTGTTACTTCAAGAACTGGCTCTCTTTGCTCTCCTGCGAATGTAAGATTATAGCCATTCCTATCTCCTCCTGCAATTCCTGATGTACCTTCACCGGTTGTTAGCCATAAGCCGTTGTCCTTGCCGTACATTGTCCACCTGCCTGATAACTCCCTTGCTACAATGATAACCCTCGCTTTACCAAGCACAAGAATTATATTTCTTGTTGCAGCATCTCTCTTATTCAAAGCCATTGTAAATTCATGGTTGAAGAATAGTGATCCGTTTTGTGTGTTACCTACAGGCGTGTCTTTTCCTTCGGCTGTAGCTTCTGGTATCTCAAATTTGTAAAATCTTTTTCCAGATGCTTTAGTGATGCCGGTAACCAATCCGCTTGCTTCGGCAACGGCAGTAACATCGTAGAAGTCGATAATGTAAACCTCTTTGTTACCGCCTACCCCATCCCGGCAGTCAATGGCATAACCTGAACTTATTGAACAATTAGGCATAATTAGATTGTTGATTTAAACTTCACTACTTCGGTTGTAAACGCTACGTTTACACCCATTTTAAAGGCTGCACGGAAACGACCTTCGTTGTTGTCTTCGGAATACCACAGCTTGTAATTAGCTTCTTCACCTTCGGCATCAACCGCAATTGCAACGTTAGATAACCTCATCGCATACATATCGCCTGTTCCGTTCAAGCCGTGTACAGCTTCTATACGGATGCCTGTACCCGGTACAGTAAGCCCACCGTAGTTAGATTTGTCGTTGAAGTTGTAAGAGAAAAGATTTGCCGTTACGCCTGCATCTACATACAAGTCATAAGCATCATATCCACAGAAGATAACAGTATCTGTTCTTCCTTTCAAAGGCGCTGGGATAGCGTTCTTTACGGCACGTACAGCAGCGATAATGTTAGATGATGTAAGTCCTGTGATTACGCCAACGCCTGTATAAGAGTTTACGTTTCCATCAACCGGTGAACCTGCATCAATCAATTTGATAAGTCCATCGAACTTGTTAAGGTTCATATTTCCGGAGGCCGTATCGCCCTGCCATAATGCTGTTTCCAGTTGGTTTGCAATGCGCTCGTTCTTACGGTTAGTCCATGCTGCTTCCCATGCTGCTGGCTCAAATGATTCATAGGTAGAACCTGCCCTCATTGCTTCCTGAATGAATGAAGTTTCCAATGTCTTATAACAAAGGGCTTCCTCTACTTTGATTTTACCAACGGTAACGGTACGCTGTGAATAGGTAGTTGTACCTGATGGGTTCCATCCGCAAGCATCTGTCTGAAAAGGTGCATCGGTATCCATAAGAGGAATTGCTTCCGCACTCTTTACCTTTGTTAAAACGATACCGCTCTTAGCGATAAGTTCCTGTGTCTTTGCACCGAAGATAGCCGCTGTCAATAAAGGTTCTACCGATTGCCGTGTGTACGCTCCGATGCCTGATAATGTAAATGCCATAGTTAGTTTATTTTAGGAAAACAAGATTTTAGTAATGTTTTTTATTGTTTCAGACGGCTGCTTAACATCCGCTTTAAAATGATTCTTTTTTTCTACAGTCGGATCAGGTGCTGCTGTTGGTTGTGCTGATAACGCTTCAACAACTTCAATAACACCGCCTAATACTTTGTTCGATGTTTCTTTGTGCGCTTTCATTTCAACCTGAACACCTTCGATGCTTGTGCGATATGCTTCTACTGCATCCGCTTGCGCCGCTTTTGCAAGTTCATAACCCATGCAATTTTGCATCAATGCTTTGTTCATCTTTTCCAAAGCTGCCAACCTGTCTTCAATAGTTGCAGCGAACTGCATCTTAGAAAACTCCTCCATCTGCTGAATGCTCATTGGTGCAGGGGCTACAGGGGCTACAGGCTTTACTTCTGAAATTATCCCACCCTCTGCAACTACCAATACCGTTCCGTCCTGTAAAGTATGCTCGCCTGCCGGTGCTGCAACTTCCGCACCGCTAACGTCCTTAATTTTCACTACTCCACCTGCTTCAAGTTTGTCAATGCTTACCATCGTAACGCCATCGTTTAACGTGTAATCTGTACTCATTGTAACTGGTGCTACTGGTGCAGCAGCAGGAACTACAGGAGCAGCTGGTGCAGGGTTTACAAGTGTGTTAAAGAATTCTTTAACCTGCTTTAATATTTCGCTTGCATTTCTTTCCATACTTATCAATTATACATTTATAATTTAATTGTAACTTTTTAGCTCAATAACTTTTTTAAACTGTTCAGAATTTCTTCATCAGTTTTTTTCGGAACATCGTAAATAAACAAACCTTCCACGCTGAAACCTTTAAACTTTCCCTCCTTAACATCTTGCCAAACCTGGTCATTCTCAATGTACATTGAACCGAACCAACTTCCATCAGGCGCATCCTCATAACCTACCATCGGCTTTATGCCTCGCTTTGTGTCGCTGATAAAACTTTCAAATAAAACTATTCCCTGTAGTGGAGTTTCGTGCATCTCGTTTACATTCGATTGGTACTTTTTCTTTGCGTACTTGATGGCGATTGTCTTTATCGTGTCCGCATCGAATACAATGTAATGGCTTCCAAACTCATCGTTTTCCCTGTAGATAGGCTTGTCCGCTATCATCAAGGGCCCGGATACTATTCTCTGATCCTCGTTTTCGATTTTGTATTTCTGTTTGTGAAGATTGAAGAACTGAAAGTCTTCTTGTATAGCCGGTAAGTCAACAAGCGCAACGGCTGTAACCTCGCTCGCCCCCTCAATGTTGGGGTTTATCTTTAGTTTATAGACAGGAAAATCCATAAACTAATTATACTTCAAAATCCAAAATGTAACTTAATTAATACGTGCTGCCCTGTTCAAACGTCTGATTCTTTCCTGATTACCGCTTACGTCTGTTTCCAATACATAAGCCCTTGCAGCCACGTTCCCGATGGCGTTGATGGATTGTTGGTTCAAGTTTGTTGTTGTGGCTTGTGGGGAGAAATTGCCAAGCGAAGGAGCGGCAACCGAACCACCGCCACCGCTGCCCGGTACTCGCACGGAGTTTATAGACTTTACCGCTCTCAATCCTGTGGCAATAATTGCCGCCACGTTAGCTATTTTGCTTATCGTTCCAAAAGGTTCAGGTAACGTACTCTTTGCCCTTATCACTTCGGTTGCTCCTTGATAAGTATTTATTAGTGCTGTTGCGCTTGCTAATACCTTTCCTGCTGCTGTTTGCCTTCCAACAACGTCTGCAAGTTTATTAGTCGAATCTGCAACTGATTGAAGGTTGGCAACTCTTTGCGCTGCTGCATCTTGTTCAGCCTTTAATAATTCCGCATCGGATTTTAATTTTAAATCAGCATAGAACTGCTCCCAGTATATTTTATTTTCTGCTGATTTTCTTGCAGCTTCTTCTTCTTGCTCCGCTATTGCATCGAATTGCTTTTGTGCATTTTCTAAAGCTAAATCATCTGCTTCGTTAGCTTGTTTTGATATTGCTTTTTTGGCTTCTTGTAAATCCTGAAACGCCTTTAATTCTTTTTCGTATTGCTCTTGCTGTTTTTTTGCTCTTTCTTTTGCAACTCTATCCGCTTCATTAGCTGCATCAATAGCAGCTTTATCTCTAATCTGTTTTAGCTTTAACTGATTATTCAGTTCCGCTAACTGCCCTTCTTCGTTTATCTTCTTTGCTTGCGCTACAGCCTCATCGCCCCTGTCTTCATCTAATGAATAAGCCTGCCTAATAAAATTATTCTGTGCCTCGAGTTTCTTTCTTCTGTACTCCTGCTCAATTTGGAATATCTCTTCTTCACTCGCTCCTGCAAGTTTCGCCCTCGCTATTGCAAACTTCTCTTCCCTGTCTAATCTTGTGTTGATTCTTTTTAACTCATCCTCCGCATTTTTTAAAGTTAAGTCGTTAAACTTCTTTTGTGATTCCGCTGCCTTATCAGCAGCACTTGTAAACTCCTGAAATGCTTGCACGGCCTCCCCGATAAGTACAACAAGTAAACCAATTCCTGTAGCCGCTATCGCTCCCTTTAAAACTTTGAATGATGTTGATGTCGTTTCTACTCCCTGACCAAACAACTTCATCACAATAGCTGCTGCCTTAGTCGCTAATTCATTTGCCTTGATAAATACAGTGCTGTTTTTTATCTGCGCTCCCAAAGCAATAAACGCATCCTTAGCAGCAAGTATTCCGTTAAGCCCTTGACTTAAAGCCATCACGGAATTTAACTTCACTAAAGTTTCTTCAAGTTCTTTACTCTCCGTTCCAAACAATGCCTGTGCGCCCTGCAGTGCCTGAAATCCACTTACTGCACCAGTTACCGCACCTGCAAGAGCGTTGAACTTCGCATCGGGGTTAAATGCTTCACTCAACTGTTTGGCATCGCCAATAGCATCTTTTAAATTTGCTACTTTTTTTGCTGCCGCTATCGCTTCCTTTGATGTTGCACCAAACTTTTCATTAAGCGTTAGAAGTTCCTGATTGGCATCCCTTAGCTGTTTCTTAAAAGAACCAACGGATGATTCCGCTGCCTTACTGCTTACTTCAAATTCTAATGCTACTGTTGTCTTTTCCATGTTATAATCCTTTTGTTCGTTGCCATCTCATGTTTGTTCCTGCAAAAATCGTTGCCGTGTTACTCGTTACTGTTGCAAATTGCAATTCTATCACCCCGGCATTCGCCCCATTTGTTACCGTGAACACAAGCCTGAAAGGAACTTCCACACCTATACCAGTTGCAAATGTATTGCCAAGCGTATTGATCGCCGTTATCAAACTGTTAGTCATTGCTGTACTTAAAGCTGCTGCGCCTTGTTGAGCATATCCTTTTATCGTGCAGCCCGATGGTGCGCCAATTGCCAACTTTAAACCTGTATTTGATGTCGCTTTTTGTGCCGTGCCGTCAATCATTACAATAAATGTCTGATTAGCCCCTATCTGAAATTTCAATCCAGTACCAACCGCCGTTGTACTTGATGTGGTGGCGTTGTTGATAAGATAGGCAGACGATGTATCTCTTTTCATCATTGCCGCCGTGTCTGCAATTGGAAGCTTTAAATTTAAGGCCGTGTATAAATCCGTTTGCGTGTCTAAATCACCTGTAATGCTTCCCCATGTAGAACCGCCACCTGAAGGAGTTGACCATTTAACACCGTTGCCAACATAGATAGAACTGCCAATCGTGGCAATACCTGTCTTGTAATTCGTAGTATCTGAAGGCGGCTTAAAATTACTATCAGCAATAAAGCCCGGTGCTTTAACATACTTGCTCGAATATACTATCCTGCTGCCGGGCTGTGCATAAGCAACCCCAATACACATAAGTAAAGTAAACACGTATTTCATCAGTAGTCTAAATTTATAACTTTTAATAATTCGCATTTCGTTAGTTCATCTCCGTTGGTATTGAAATCAATAACTTTCATCAACCTAAACAAAGCCCCATCAATGTAAATCAATCTTTTGAAATCTAAGTCGTAAATATCCTGAACAGTCAACTTAAATGAACCAGTCAACAACTTACTGTCCTTATCTGTTATCTCTGCTAAGTAAGGCGAGTAGTATGTATTGAATAGATTATTGGTTAGGTTGCCGCTTAGCAACGTAAAGTAAAGCTGCTTTGGTGCGCCAAAGTTTATATCGCTTGCCGGTGCATCGGGGTCGTCTAAATGCCCACCGTAGCCGTAATAATCATAGCTTGCAATGATGTTAGTGCCATCTAAGATATTGTATGTCGTAACATTTGTAATTCTTTTTACCTGCAATAATCTTATGTTGTGATCGATTGCTTCTTCAAATGAATCATTGCCAGACTTCTTATAAACGGCAGGATAAACCTTATCAGTACCTTCAGCTCCGAACAATACACTTGATGAAAATATTACCTCTACCGTTTCCGTTTCCTTTGCAAATTCGTAAGCAGTATCGTAAATCCTATCGCCGTAACCCTCGTTGTATTTCTTTCTGTAGTTCTCATTGTAAAAATCGTTATCCTGTTTAAATTTAAGATTGTAAAACCTTGCATTTAATTCACTCATGGGCTTTATCCGGTAAGGCTCTCCCCTGTTTAATTTATCGCTCCAATCTAAGAAATTAGATGTTTGATAAAAGTCCGGGTAAGGTTCTATCATCAAATGCTTTTCAATGAATTTATCCTCGCTTACTATTAGATTAAACATTTTCAAAACAGAAGTAAATAAATCCTTTTGGAAGATACCTTGCGGCAATGATGGGTTTATCTCTACCGTTTCGCCCAAAGGCAAATCAACAAAACCAGTAGGGTCTTTTTGTGTTACTATTTCTGCACTATCAATACTTACAATGCAAAGAAATGCAAAAGCAAATGAAGCAAATTTAACAGCAATCGTATCGCCTGTGTTTAAGGTCTTTGTTATTTCAAGTTCAATATCAAACACTCCCGGCACAAGTACTCTACTAACATCATCAATATAAACAGTTGCTGCTCCCGGTGCTGTGCTTGTAACTGTGCCTCTTAATTTTACTTTTGTTTTTGTTGTAATCGTTGGCGTTCCTGTGTATGTAAATACACCTGATGAATAACTAAAATCATTTAATGTAGTACTACCGAATAAAACATTAACCGGTGCTAATGTGCTTATATTTTGTTGTGTTGTGCTTACTCCATTTACATAATCCGTTACGTTATTCTTAAACAGTCCTTTTTGATTGTTCCCAATAGCTAACCGTTTAAAAAAAGCAGTATCGAAAAAAGATGATTCCCATGTGTACCCCGCATCTGTAATTATCCTGTTAAGGTAATCCCTTAAATAAAGAGCAGGCCTAAAGGCTGAATACTGAAAGTTTATTTTATCCTCGCTTACATTTCCGTAATCAGTAAGCGGATAGAAATATCCTTCGCCTTGATTAAGGGTATAGCTTATTATTGGAATCGTCTGCTCTAATGTAACCGCCTCAACCACTTTAAATCTTGTTGAACCTGAAGTTAGAAATTCAACGCTTATTATTGTGTACACACCGTTGTTCGATGCTGTGCCTGAAACCGTGAAAGTTTGCCCTGCTTTTAATTGCCTGAAATTAACTCCATCGAAAATGATGTAATTAAACCCACCCGAAGCAATAAACAATGTTCCTTGTGGTATGTATTGAAATTCACCTATCCAACTATCTGCTATATTTGAAACAGAATAAACATGATTGTAATTTGAGAAATCAATATCCTGTAATCTTTTGTTACCAAGTTTATTAATAAAGCCGCCCAACTCGCCAATAATTGAAACTTCATACTCAATAAACTTTCCATCTATAATAATTTCAAGCAAACGAACAACTCCTTTAATAACCTGCAAGCCGTTTACTTCATAGATACATTTGGCCGATAGTGCAGCATTGAAGTTGTAAAGCACATTCGGCTGCCCATCTACCGTGAAATTAGAATTGTTTATCTCGAATATATTCCCAAAGATGTTATTATTGTTTGTTGTTCCGGGAATGATAATCGTCTTGCTAAATGCTGTTGATTTACTGTCAAGGTTTACAATATCATCAACGGCATAGGTTATCTGATTAGACAGCCCTTCAGACAAATCTAACTCATAACCTTCCATTATCAATCTACCTTGCATGGGCATACCTTGTTTGGTTTAATTCTATTTCAATTTCAAATACCCTTAAGCGGTTGTTTATTATCGTGCTGAACTCATAGTTGCTTGTCTTGATAGTTACAGGATACAGGTACCCATCTATTTCTGCATACACCTGTGGCGATAACAGAAGCTCATAAAGCCATTCGTAATCTTCATCGGTCGGAGCATCCATTGTAAGATTGTAAGTAAAGCTGCCACGTTGTGCGTGGTTTATCTTACTCTCTACCGCTTTGTTGCCTGTGTAATAATCAACACTTGATAGCCCAAACTTGTAATCTCTTTTTGTAAATCCTTTTCGTTCCACCTCCATATTCAGCCGTGAAACCAATCCAAACCGTGCCGTATCAAACAACCCCCATGCGTTCATAAAATGCAGAGGAATAGCCTTGTATCCCCTGTCGCAAATAATATCCACCCGAAATATATTGTCTGAACCGTTTAAGTAAACTTCATAGTACTTACAATTAGTTCCAATAAGTGCGCTGCCTGCATAGTTGTTGATAGCCGATGGACTTATATTTAACTGGTGATACTCTGATGAACTCGCTGAAATAGAACCTAAGTTTGTTGTAGTTACCGTGCCGTTGTAATTGTATACATTCACAACAAGGCTAAGAGAAGAAACCCTGTTAAAGCCTACCATCAACTTTTCACCAATATAAGTTGAGCCTGAAATTTCAGGATAGTCTATGCTCGTTCTTAAAGGTCGGGATGTTACCCATGTGTTATTGTAATCTGATATTCCCTTGATACGTCTTTTGAAAATCGGTGGACGCCAGTTAAATGCTCGTGTCGTTCCGCTGATTAAATTTAGAGAAGTAATACCGCTAATCTCTTCACCGTATCTTACATCATAATCCAAACCAACCTCACCGCTGATGTTAGGCTTTGCACATGAAACGGAATTATCAAATGTTACCCAGTCGTAAGTAATGGAGTTCTTTACAATAGCAGAAGCATTTAAGTAACCTCTGTTTGTTGTCGGGTCGGGGAATTGCTTAACTCTTACTTTCTGAACGCCACCTATGAAAATATCAAACACGTACTTGAAACCCAATCCGCTTACATTATTGCTTGAAACTACGTGCCATAGATCATCCTGTATTGATGGTTTATCCGATGGCGTGTTGATTATCGTTATCATCTTTTTTTACCTAATTTAATACCGCTCAATGTAATTGTTACGTCCGTACCGAATGAATCAAGTATCTCCTGCTCGAAGCCTTTAAAAGTTTCTTTAAATGCTTTGTCGAAGTACATCGTTGACTTAACACCTTGCCGCTTTATCATGTAGCCCAGCGTGTTTACTTGTGTCTGCTCTTCTGTCAATCTCTTGCCCTTCGCTTCATTGCCAATTCCAAACGCCACGTCTTTCCTTACATTCCTTACCCTTGCTTTATTGTTCTTTATGTACTTCGCTAATGACTTCTTCATTGTATCGGGAACGCCGAAGTTCTTAAACTTATAAGGCGAACCGGGTGCATTGCTGCTGCTCTTTACTCCTCTTACCCCTTTGTTTATGTAATCCCAATAGTCAAGCATGAACATTCTTAAATAAATACTTCCATCCTCAACACTTACTACAGGATCAACGCTGTCCGCTAAGTTGCTTTCGCTTACATTATTTCTTTTTTCTAAGTTCTTCCGCAACGCCAATGCAAACCTCGCCCCATAGTCTGCCACCTTTTTTTTAGTAGCACTTAACTTGACAGGCCCGTATAAATTCTTTTCCTCTCCTTTCGTGTCAAGAAAATCAAGATTACTTTTTGGCATTGAGGTATTTCTTTTTTTCTTTTAAATAAACCAAATCGTTTAAGAACTGAATAACAGGCAACGCCCAAACATCGTCTAATTTAATTCTTTCGTATTCTGCCACCTGTTCGCTGCAACTATTCCAGCCAAAACTTGATGCAAACCTTTCAGCTGCTCCTCTGCTTGTTCTTTGCTCATCCCCTTGCTCATCAGGGTCATTTTCAAATAGTGATGGGAACTTTTCATTGAGGCTGTGAATAATTTGCAAAAAAAAACACAACAAGAAAAAGCAACTTTAAAGTTGCATTTCAGCATCTTTTCAGCCAAATCCTCATGCTCTGTTCCGTCTATTGGCTTTTCCCTGCCTAACCAATTACAAGGAATTACAGCCGATGCCATCATCTTGTGCAGGTTCTCAATGTGGTTCTTGCCAAATTCAATCCCTTCCACGTACTTGCCCGCTTTCATTTTCTTAATGTTCAGTTCAATCTTGTAAAGCCTAAAGCCCAAGACAAAGTACTTAGGTATCTTCTTCCCTTGAAAATCAAAGGACTTGTTTATTCTTTCACATAACTTGCTGAACTTCTTAATGCTCATCTTGTCTACCTCGTCCTCCGTCTTCCCGGTTAGGACCATAACCATCTGGGTTGCCTTGTCTATTTCGTTCAAATCGAACTCATTAATGATGTTCAGTTGCTGAAATTGCTCAATGTTCATACTTTAATATACTTTTTTTAGATAATTGTGTAATGACCGTTTGCAGCCCCTGACTTAAAGATGCGCCAAGCCAATGCCAAAGCGCACACGGAATCATCGTGCAACCCTGTTGGTGCTGAATACTTCACGCCGTTCTTTGTGTATTCATATTCAAAGTTTGAAAGTTCATCGGCAATAATGCCAGCAGGAAAATTTATCTTTCTTTGCTGAATGGCTATTGCTAACATCTCCATCAACTGCTGCTTACTTGTGTTTGAAAACTTAAACATATCCAAGTAGTAACGCCTATCAACCATTTCCGCTACAGGGTCGCCAACGCCTGTAGTGTCTATTGAGATCGGAACTACAGGTAAATTGTTTATGTGCGTGATAGTGCTTTTCCAATCCCTTTGAAACCTGTCAAACCAACAAACAGAACCGTTTACGTCCAGCCCGATTATTACAGTCCAGTCGTATGACTTCGCTAAATCAATCCCAAAGCAAACAGGTGGTAAGTTAGACAGCGGATAGGTACATTGCTGAATGAAGTTCAGCCCAAACGGATTAGCCGTATTATCTGCAAACTGTGCTAAGTACTCCTGATTAAAAGCAACTTCCGGCAAATCCCGCTTAGCATCGTCTACCTCTGTCGGGTCAATGAATGGGTTATCATATGTACTCATTGTCCATGACTGCCAGTTGGATTCACCGGTTACGCCCCGCTGATGCAGCTTGTAAAAATCATTCTTTCCTTTCGGGGTTGAAAGAAACCATGCGCCACCCTTTAAATCAGTAAGCGTAGGCCTGATGGCTTGTGTCCATGCCTCCCATAAGTTCTTAACAAATGCAGCTTCATCCACTACCACCTCCTTATACTTTCGTGAACGTCCTGCTTGTGGGTTGTCTAATGACCAGAATTCAATCTTGCCGCCTGTGATTAGTTCAATGAATTGGTTATCGTGTTTTCTTACTACAGCCTCATTTAAAGCCAGTAGGCACTCGTTGTAAGTGCCTTCAAGTAGTTTGTATGTTGGCGCGAAGTAACCGGAAGGGAAGCCCTTTATTGCCGTTTCGGAAAGTATGTTTACCGCCATTGCCGATTTGCCGAATCTCCTGCCGCAATTCGCAACGTTAAACCGTTTCCGCTCCCGTATCATCCTGACCTGATTCGGATGCAGGTCGTTGAGGTATACGTCCATAGTTTACGTTTAGTGTTCCATCTGTCTTTACATTACTGTTTTCAGTAAGCCCGTTAAGCCGTTGGGTGATAGAAGTGCTGTAAATTCCTGCCATGCCGCCTTCGATCTGGTCTTGTCTGATTACTTTTCTTATGCGCGAACAGATACCCACAAAATCGGCGTACCTGCCCTCATAATTAGCAAAGTATTGATCAATCGAATCAATTATATTATTCTCAAAGCAGTAGTTTTCAAAGCCTTCCATAGTCAAAGGTCTTTCCTTTTCCCTCATTACTTGGTCTGCATCCTTGCCTACCCAATCCTTAACCTTTATTGGCTTTTCCTTTACGGTATCTCGGTAAGCCGTAAAGTGTTGCCACATTGTTTCAGGTGTCGGTATGTATTTATGAATTCCCACGTTTAAATATGTACTGTTTTATCAATCCACCAATCCTCGTAAGGCTTACCGTCATAACATACATCAGCCTTTACAAGTTGATAGCCTAAGTTAGTAAGCATTTGCCTTGACCGCTCCCGGAAGTCATGACCAGCCCATTCGTTGCAAAGATAGTAATCATGTTCATAAGTAATCAGGGAAAAGCGTGTTGTCTTATGTGGCAACTTGGTAAGCATCTCAAATGTATTCCTTGCCGGGTCAATGTCAAGTGATAAGTATTCCACTCGTTTCGGTAGCCAATCAAATGAAGTAGTTAAAGCATTGCCGATGATTAAACGGTTCTTTCTGGTTTGATGCCAAATTTCTTCGCATTGGTTATCTATGTCAATGCTTATTCCATCCCATCCGTTTTGCTCAAGCAGGTATGTATTGGAAATGTTTATCGGGTGGCTCGCTCCGATTTCTACATAGTAGCCCTGTTTGATGTGGCTTAACACCCATTCGTCTTGTCCGGCTTGGCTATACATTGATGATGGTTTCTCTTGGTTCGTTTAATGATGAACAGGTATGACCGGGTGCTTGCTCTAACCTGTAGTTTATTCCCAATCCCATTGCTATCGTACTCATGGCCGAATAACACCCTGTGAACATCTTGGCATTGTGTATCAGGTAAGCAGCTTCTAAAAATGAACAGGGAATGAACCTAACCATCGGGCGGTTAAATAGTTCCTGAAATGTATTGTATTCCGATTCGTATCCGATAAAGATTACATCCGGTGCAAGGGTGAACAAGTAATCGACTTCTTTTGCCCAGTTGAAATTTGGATCAGCGTAATTAGTTGTTCGGTTGATAACGCAATATTGAGCAATTTGGAAATAAGCAGGTGCAGGCATTGACTTTAACCATCCGTCCTGCCATCTTTCAACCGGAATGCCTTGGCCTTTGAAGTGCGCCTCTACCAAATTGTGATGATGCCCGGCGTGATCCCGAAATTTGTTTAGGTTGATGCAGTCTTTCGGTGGCGTGTCAACTACTTCCACCTTTGTAATGTACGGCTGCAGACGGATAAGCTCCGCTATTGAGTTGGCTCGCTGCTCATCGTACTTGGTGATGTACAACTCACCGCCGCCCATCGCTTTGATGGTGGGTAGTGAAAAGATTATATCGCCTGTTGCCCCTCCGTGTGTGAATCGTACCATGTGTATACTAATTTAAAAAAATCTTTAAAGCATTCCGCACACCGTTTGTTGTAGTGATAATACTTGTCTACCTTTTCCCTGTACACCCTTAACAGTTCATCAGCCGCATGGGGTGGTATCTTTATCAACTCCCCGCACTTCTTGAATAGCTCCCATTCCGGGTAATATCTTTCTATGACTTCAATATCGGCTGGTGTCATTAGCAATCATCACAATTATCATTATACAATTTATCAATGAGATTAATGCTTTTTTCCGCTAAGGAAATATACTTTTCTTTCATTGATTCAATTTGCCTATCTAAGGTTTCAGATAAATGTTTTACGGAATAACTATCCGTAAAAGCCATTCCTGTAATTGAATAATTCACTTTTTTAACTTCTTTTTTTTCGTACTTGCTTAATTTTAATTCAAGTTCTTTAACTTTTTCTGCTTTTTCGTTGTATTGCTCAACGATTGATTTTAATAAGTAATTCATTTTTTTTAATTTATAAGTGATTGAAAACATTTAAGTCTGTACTCATTTACTTCTTTCATTGAAAACTGTTGTGCCCATTCGTATAATCTATTGCCCATTTCTGTCGCTGCATTTCTATCATTCAATATTAGATTTACATACTTGAACCAATCGCCCTGACGTTTTACATAAAAAACAGGCGGATCGAAATCTAAATACGGATTGACCTTTGAACAGATTACAGGTATCTTTTTCGCTGCCGCTTCCAACAACTTTAAATTCGACTTCATCGTGTGCCACTTACTATCTTCCAACGGTAGTAGTAAGCAATCAGCATGGTTGAAGTGATTCATGTATTCCGTTACCGGTAACGAAGGTAGGACTAATCCGGGTATCTTAAGCGAACAAGTAAAAGAACTTACCATCCTATCCCAGCATTGCTTGGTTACTTCATTGGAATAAGCATAGCCTCCAATTACTGTGCTTATCCCTTTCAGGCTTGATATTCGTTTCATTGGGTACCTAAGTATTTCCATATCGTTTACATGACTTATACCGCCTGCCCAGAATAGTCTAAAGCTATCCGATTCAATTCTTTCTTCCGTGTACTGATCTTCGCCAAACTGTATAGCGTTTGGGATTACCTCTACATTCCTGTTAAACTGAAAGCATCTATCCGCTAACCTTTCATGTGTTACGGTTACTAAATCAGCATTCCGGATATTGTTTTCTATTCGCTCACGAAGTTCAACATAAAGTTCGTAATTCAAATGAGCAGGCGGCAGCACCCAATCATCGTCTAAATCAACAACTATCTTTGCACCTGTAATATTCCTGACGTTTTCAAGGTCGTGGTCTATTCCTGCAATCCGATTGAATAGAATTATATCCCATCCTTGCTCCAGTACACCCTCTTGTATGTCGTTAGTAATATACCTCGTTCCGGGTATGTATGCTAATGGATTCCAAACACGATGATAACCGCACCCACTTACTCTATCTGATAGCCCGAGTATTTTCATTAGTAGAAAACTTTTATTTCGTAAAATTCAGAACAAGCGTATTCAATATCTGAAAAGAAAATAGTAACAGATTCCTGATTTTCGCCCCAAACAAGGCAGTTTTCTTCTAATTTTAAATTCCACCCTGTATGATTTATTATGTTAAACAAAAATATTTCATCGAATACCTGTTCCAATTTATAGGCTTTGCAAACCCATAGGGCAGAACCATCTCCGCCCTCTTTTATTACGGCTTCGTATAAAAATTCGAGTATTTTCATTTAACGTATTTTGAAAAGTAAGCACATCCGAAAAGCATTACTATAACCTCCGAACAAACCATCGGTAAAAAGTAAAGCATCAGCCCAATCCACCCAGATAAACAATAAAGACAATCAAACGGCTTCACCCTGCCATCTCGCTTTAACATTCGCTTTATCTTCCATCCTAAGCCATACACCTCCACAAGATAATAAGCAAACGAAACGGCAGCCAGTACCTTAATTAGCAGACTTGATAACATCTTGCAATTCTTTTTTAATTTTCTTTACCGTGTTTATGGCGTGATACTTCGGTATCCTGAAAAAATCCGCAACATCTTTACAGCTACGCAACTCAATGTACTTTTTAAAAATTAAATAGTCATGCTTGTCAACCTTGCTGCTCCTTGACTTTTCTTCTAAATACTTTTCCGCTGCACTCGCTGGCGTGAAATCAAAGTCAATTTCCTGCCGTTCTAAATGCCTGACGTATTCTTCAGTATCTTTTTCAAAGTAATGTTTATTGAAAATCCTTAAATCGTTTCCGATGTTCTTTATCGTTGAAATTGCATATCCAATCAAGTTGCCTTTTTCGTGCAGTTCAAACAACCTTTCATCCGATAAACTGCAAAACACCAAAAAAACTTCCTGCTTAAAATCATCCTCCATCCCCTTCGGTGCTTTCGTCTTCATCCATGACCTTACCGATTTGTTCTTCCAGAGTTCTGTAATAATCGTATTTCTTGAGTAAGGCAATGATGGCTCCATACGTAAGATTACATTGCAGGTTTGAAATGATTACACATAGTCTAAGTTCTTTTTTTATGAATTGTTCTGTGTCCATAATGAAAACCCCTACATAGAAATGCCGGGGCTAAATCCCAAAAAATGAAAACCAAAACTAAACCTAATATGCAAATTATTTCAAATTTTTTTTTAATGACAACTTACGAAATCTACGAAAGTTCTACTTTTTGTTTACGAAATCTACTTTTTTACAACTAATCCCCAAAACCACTTATCCAGCATTTTAAAGAACTTGGATTGAAGCAGTTTAAAGGGTAGCTTTCACGGCTGGCCCGGTAAACCTTACCTACTCTTTTTTTAAAGAACTCGCCCCTGACTGTGGCGTAATCAAATCCTGTTTCTTTTTCAATTTGGTTCATGCTCATACCTTTGGCCCGGAGTTCACGTATCTTGATACGGACAGCGTTTGAACCTAATATCATCTTACCCATAAATCATATTTTTAAGAGTGATGTAATGCTTTTTCGTTTCGGGTTCTGAAAACATCAAGTCTGAAAATAAGTCTTTGTAATGAAATACAGTTGTTCTATCTCGCTTAAGGAGTTCTCCGATTTGCTTTTCTTTCATCCCTTTTTCAAGCATCAGTTTAGCAAAAATCATTCTTGCATTTACTAAATGCCTTTTTTTTATCTTGGAAATCATGTCTTCAGGTTTAAGACTAAAGTAATCGCATACTTTCTGTAAAACGTCTGTTGCTGACTTTGCCGGTATTTCAACAAATCCGCAGCATGGGCAAATTTTCATTTTTTAAGGTTTTAGGTTTACAATATTTTCAACTACTTTTAAACTAGTTCTGATAATTTCATCCATTTCTGAACAAGTAAGAATAACATCGTGATCTGCAGAAAGCAAATCAAATAATGGGGCGTAGCAAATTGCCTTTTCTTGTTCTGTCATTTTTTAGATTTTATATTGTTTAGAAATAATTTGCAATATATCATCGAATGTTTCGCATTTATAAACCGTTCCTTTCCATGTGTCAAAAAATGCCTGCTCATCAGGAGTTAGTTTTTTTGCGCTGTTAGGTTTACTGCTGTCCTTTAATTCAATCAAAAAGTTTATTCCCCTGAAGCCTACAACAATATCCGGGAAACCTTTACCGACCATCGAAGTTATAAAAACAGATGCGCCTATCTTTCGTAACTGGTTGACAATTTCATTCTGATTTGCATCAATCCTTTTTGCTCTCATTTATCTGTGTGCTTTGTAATAGACATTATTTTCGTTTTTATTAATCAATTCATTAACAGCCTTTCTCATCCATTTTTTAGCCTCTTTATCGCACCAGTCGTTAACAAAACTTCTTGCATCATTAGTTCCATTATGCGCTTTAACGTGCCGAAATTCAAATTTTGGCATTATTAAATTATTGTAAGATGTTTGAATCCTTACTTTTCTTAGCATTTCAGCAACCTTTTTACCTATATCATCTTGACTTTTTCTGCCTATTCTTGAAAATGAAAAAAGACAATCGCTGTTTATAACAATCCACTTTGTTGAAGGTAATTCTTTTTGTGATAGTAATGTAAATAAAGCATTTGCCATGCACATCATTTCAGCTTCCATTGGCGTTTTTGGATTATTCTTAAACATACCGCCCTTTTGTATTTTAAATAAGTCGCAAACAATATAGAAAGCATACCCTCCAATTTTATGCTGCGGATGAAATGACGCATCGGTATTTACTGTGATGCAATTTACGTTTTTCATTTTTTGGTTTTTAGTTATCTGTGTGCTTTGTATGCTCATTTGGTTTCAAAATAGTTCTTTACCGCTATCTGACGGAGCAGCTTGTTGTAAAAGTTCGTCTTGTCTTCGTCGTTCAGGAAATAATCCTTATCAACGTAAATCAAATTATCAATCCGCATCTTTGCTTCTTTCTTAATCTGCTCTTGCTCCTCTAAGGTAGGGTTTAGTTTTAATATCCGATACAACTTAGCCGGAATTAGTAAAACATTTTTGGTCATGTTCCATGTGGAACGTCCGATTTCAATCCATTCTTCATCGGTTACGGTTTCGGCAGGAGCAGGCAGTTCTTTTGGCTTTTCTTTCGGCAGTTCCTTATACCGTTCTTTTGCCCATGCACGGTAAGCGTTCATGATTTGGCTAAAATACAGGCAGCTAAAGTTTTCGTAGTGCTGAGGATCGACCTCTAACTTGCCCAGCACGGCCATATCAAAAGCTAAAAATATTTCATTCAGGGTATGGTTGAAATAGTTGGAAGTTAAATGATTAATCAATACAGCCTTTTCCTCATCAGTAGGCATATTGGCGGCACGTAAGCCTACTTTCAGCATACACATCCGTAAGCACTCCTTCACCCTTTCGTGCGATTCCTGCTTTATTTTGCAGCCTTGCAAAGCCTTTTCGAACTTACCAGTTACGGAGGGCTTCCATTCTTGCTGCTGAGGTACCAAGTTTTTGTTTTCCATTGTCGTATTGTTTCATTCGTGAAATCCAGCCGGCGGCGGCGGCTTTCCAGTTTTGCATTTTGTTTTTACCAACCTTCCATCCGTTGCTTTCGTAATGGTTTATA